CCAAGGAAATTGCCGACTGCCGAAACTGTAGTGCTGATTCCGTTACTTATCCAATCTGGTAGTTTAGCAGAACTAATGAAGCCTATAAAATCTTTTACGTATCCATGGGCTGTAGAAACCCATCCGCTTAATGTTTCGAACCAACCTTGTATGATCGATAAGGCTTCCGAAAATTTATCAAACGCATTCTTAACGGCAGTCAAGATAAAATCGACGAGAGGCGCTAGTACGTTGTCCCATAGGAATTTAATTACTGTTGTTAATGCTTCAAATAATACCGCCAGTACTGATAAAATTGGCTGTGCCACTGACCATAATGTTGAGAATAGTTGCGTTAAAAACGAAATAGCCGGAGAGATTACGTTATCGAAAACGATCATGATTATATCTCCGATAATTTGTATCCAGTCCCATAATCCACTCAGAATCGGTTCGACAATCGACCATGCATTCGATAAAATGTCCGAAACTGTTGACCATGCTTGCGAAAAAGCCTCTTTTAAGCGCTCAAAGATCGGTGCGAATTGCGTTATTTTTTCGGAGATGTACCCTTTAGCTTCCTCAAACTTCTCACTTATAAAATTCGAAAAACCACTAAAACTATCGCCTAATTTGGAAATGAAATCACTTACTTTAGCAGCCATTTCTGGAGATAACCCTAATGCTGATAGTAAATCTTTTGACCCTTCACCCATCATTAATTTACCGAATCCACTAAATACGTTAGTTACAGTGTCAAATGCTGACTTTAAACTGTATCCAAATTTACGAATGCTATTAAACTGCTCTTTTGATATCCAGCACTTTCTAATACATCTATAGCGGCTTTATGTTCGCCTTTGAAGATATGAAAAACTCCACTAAAAACGCTTTTAATCTTATCGAAAGCACCTTTTAAAGAGTAAGCAAAACTTATTACTAGCTTTATTTGCTCATCACTAAGACCAGCTTTTTCGAGAATATTCCTCGCTCCTCCGTAGCCTTTGAATCCCTCGTTAAATATTTTGAACATGGCTTTAAATGAGCTTCCAATACCGTTTATTGCTTTCCGGAATGGCTCAGATTTTTTATAAGCTAATGTAAATCCTGCGCCAATTAACGTGATTGCTGCAGCCACTGTCGCGATTGTTCCCGATAAAAAACCTAATACTGTTGATAATGCTATAAATGCCGCAGCGCCTCGCCTATTAAACCTAATATAGCAACGAACCCACCCATCAGGCTTACAATCGGTTTGATAATTGGGCCTAACGTTGACCAATTATCTGCTACCTTATCGAACGCATTTGCTAGTGTTGTACCTACCACAGAAGCAATATTAATTATCCGTGTAACATCGATTTTCTGCATTGCTTTTACTACTCGACTGACTGCTGGCGCTAACGCCTTACCTATTTGATACGCGGTAGCCTCAACCATACTTTTAATCGCTTTAAACGAGGCGCCTAAACTTTCGTTCATTTTATCGGCTGTTTCCTTGGCAATTCCCGAACTATTCCTTAGTGCGTCGGTCATTTTCGCCAATTCATCCGGTCCACGCGACATTAGCGCAAGGAAACCGCTGGCTGCTTCTGTACCTACGAGTTTTCCTACAGTTGCTAGTCGGTCAGCAGCGGTCATATCTTTGGTGGCATCAGTCATGTTGGCGACAATATCAACGAGTGACTTAGCTTCGCCCGATGTGTCTTTAATGCTAAATCCGAGTTTGCTCATTGTCTTTTCTTGCGCTTTAGCCGGATTATTTAACATAAGTAAAGAAGCACGTAATGCTGTACCTGCACTAGAGCCATCAATACCGCTGTCGACCATAACGCCGATTGCTGCTGAAACCTCTGATAAATCCATCCCTAGTGCGGCCGCTGGTGCTCCGGCATATTTTAAAGCCTCACCTAAACTATCAATGCCTGCTGCGGATACGTTTGCTGACATCGTTAATATGTCTGCTACCTGTGATGCCTTTTCAGCCTCTAGCCCCCATATATTAAGTGAAGATGATACAACGCTCGCTGCGGTTGCTAGTGACTCACCCGATGCTTCGGAAGCCTTAATAATGCCAGGCATTGCGCCAATAATTTCATTTACTTCAAAGCCACTTGCGCCGAGTTCTGAAAATGATTGTGTAATCTCACTCATTGATTTCGTTGTGCTACCGCCTAAATCAATCGCGGCTTGTTCTAGCATGTTATATTCCGCACTTGACGCACCAACTAGCGCAGCTGTACGTTTTAACTCACTCTCCACATCAATAAACGTCTTAACCGATGCTACTGCTCCTGCTGTAATCGCCGCGAATCCGGCTGTTGCACCCAGCGCTACTTTTTTCAAAGATTGTGATATTTGATCGTCTAGCCGTAATACGGCAACTAAATCTATCGCCATTTACACACATCCCATGTGAGCTAGCATCATATCTGATAACTTGTCACGTTGCTTATGTGCAGTTTCTAAATTCTGTTGCGTTCGATTCTGCAAATATTTAATCGTAGATGTAACGAGTGTTTTCGTTTGTTTTCCAAACAGCTTTAATTCAGCATCTTTAACTAGTGTTAAACTCGTTTGAAATCCTTTTAAATCACGTAAAGTTTGCGTCATATCAGCGTTAGCCGTTGTTTCTAATGTTAAAGTAGCCATCGTAGCAGCTTGCTTAATTAATGCGCTTTGTGTATGTTTGTGCATATATTCACACTCCCTTTCTATTTTTCAAATAAAAAAGAAGCCTGCGAAATTAATCGCAAGCCTCCGGAAATTGTTAAGCTAAATTTTTGATACGTCCGTGCGCTGATTCTTGTTTGAACTCTAACGTGTATTCACCAACAATAAAACCACGACGATTGTCGCCAGTGATTGCAGTGTCTTGGTGATGGAAACCGCGACTACCTAACGGCTTGATTTTCGTACGGTTAATGTCGATGAAGAATAATTCCGTCGGTTTTACGTTATCGTTCATAATTACAGGGAAACGACCAAACTCTGTGACGATGTGGTCCACTACTTGACCTCGACTAGTTTCAGCTTGAACAATACGGATTTTATCGCTTTGAAGGTCGCTGATTGCACGTTTTTGATTAGCCGATACAATAAACGCATACTGACCACCACTCGCCAGACCGCCTTTTTCAAATACGGCTTGCACCAAGTCTCCCAACATTTTAACTGTCACTGATGCGCCTGCTGCGTCCATAACATTCGTCTTAATTAACTGACGTAAACCAGCCATATGTCGCACAATACCGTTGTCTAGCTTGATGCCATTAATTAGTGCTTTTTCAAGCTGGAGTGCTACCTCTAACTGTTTCTTCGCTTTTTCATAATTGTAGAGGTCATCTACTCCGTACTGCCCAACCTCTTGCGCTGAACCTGTTACTTCTACTGATTCCATAAAGATTTGCGTTACGTTATTTTGTGGAGTACGCGCCTTATATCGTGATTTCGGTGCGTCTGCTCCCTCCGGAGTCATATCGTACTGGAACTCGATTTCGGCATCTTTTACAATTGCAGCCGCAGTAGTATCAGCATAACCACGCTCAACTGTCAGCTTTTTAGCCACCTTATCAATCGCAGTAACAAGGACTAACTCCTCGTCAATCTGTGCAACTGAATGAATTACGAACGGCTCCACACTTGCGACTGTTAACTCCGTTGCTGCTGCAGTGGCTGCGGCTGTTACCTTCGTTTTTGTATCAAACATGCTGTCTTCATACCACTGATGGATTATGTTCGTTACTGGATTACTCAAACCAAGTAAATTAATTAAAGGAGTTTGGTTCGGATTAAGTAATAATACCTCATCCACTACTGATTCTTTCTTACCTACTAAGTTAGTTGTGTTAATTGCGTTTGTCATTATCGGCGTCCTCCAAATTGTGTAATTTTTTGTATTAATCCGCTGAATGCGGCAATATCTTCGACTGAGCCCGTGCGTTTGGCTTTTGCCTCCGCTTGATCGAGTACAATCTGTTGATCCGTTTTATCTCCACTACCGCCATTTGTCGCTGTGCCGATTGGTGTTGGCTTTGGCTTCATTCCCTGCAAGATGCCGAGCAGTTCGTCGAGTGCATCGCCTTCTAGCTTTGTAGCGTCCAAGAACGGTTGTAATTTATCGAAATCTTTAATGCCCGATTGTTCGACTTTCTGCGTGAATATCTCGGCTTTTTGAGTCGCCTCTTGCTCTGCTATTTGCGCTTTTAACGCTTCAAACTCGGCTACCTGTGCTCGTAACTCGTCAATTTCCGTTTGCTCTGGCGATTGGTCGGTTACTTGTTCCTTGATTACTTCTTGTTCCGGCTGTACTGTTGTTTCATTTGTCATTTTCCTTTTCCTCCTAAGTTTTAATGTGGGATACTACGGTGTGTTTATGGAACACTCACCGCCCTTCCAGTTTCGGCGGTCGTGGGTAACGATTTCCGCTGATTCTTTATTTCTAACGCGTTAAAATAAGTTGATTGATAGTTTATACGTAAGAATCGTTATCGAGCCGTTTTAGTACGGATTTCAAGCCCCTCCGCAGTTTGACTGGAATTTTGAATTGTATTGCGTGTAATTTACCTTCGCGAGTGTGGTATGTTGCCATGACCGCGTAATCCTTCCTGGCTTTGATACGCTTGATTGCGATAGGATACCCCGAGCCAACATATAAGGCGTAGAAATCGTCATCCAATCTCCACGCCTCAAATTCTCTATTTATTTTCGTCATACTGCAGCCTGCTTCTGCTTGTCAATAAGACGTCTATACCACGCATTGCACTCTTCTCGTTGGAACACATACAACTCGTCATATAGCCCCTCATAATCACGATTACCTCGCGCTGCCAGTAGTTTGACGAGCGGTGCAACATCGTAAGGATTATATTTTGTCTCGATAAATTCGAGGAAACTACGATCATTTTTCTTTCGATTTACACTGATATCGACGACAATAATGTTGCTTATCGTGTTCGCACCCCCTGCTGACATCGGTATGACATGCTCGAGAGATAAATCGTTGCTAAATCTACCGGTATACGCACATCGTCCGCCAGCTAATTTAAACAAGTACATAACATCGTCGTAAGTTAAATCGTTTGCGACTCCGAATTGCTTAGCTTTTCTGTTCGCGTGTCGGAAAGCACCACGCGCTCTATTTTCAAGCGATGCCATACGATATCGAGCGTCCTTCCGTTCACATTCAATGCAGTGTGGTCGCTTCGCGCTGTAAAAATGTTTGGTTTTAGAACCGCATTTTGTGCAAACTTTCATTAACAAGCACCGCCTTTACTTTGAGCGACGATTACATCTAACTTGCCCTCTAAGCGTGCTAATGAAAGACTGATAGCGTATAGCATCTCCATCGTTTTAGCATCCGTTTGCTGTTCTGTTTTCTTTGTCATAGTCATCGTCCTTTTCATCTTTTAATTTCTACTGCATATATTCAACGCTAACAGTCAGGTCGTTTCGCGCGATTATCTTTTTTAACTCCATTAATAAGCGAGCATTAGGGTTTAGATGTTCGTCGTTGTACTCCCTAGCCAGTGGCTCACTCGTTGTAATCACTGCAATTTCTGTCTTTTTGTAGTGTTGCAATACCTTACGAAGTGAAACAAACGCAGGGAATACTAGGTTTCCATTGTGATAAACCTCACGAAATATACTTTCGTCAGGCAATTCAATGGCGACCTCCACTGTTGCCGGTCCCGTTTCTGTTACTTTTTGTTTGATGGTTAGTGTCATGTTCATTCTCCTTTTCCTTTGTTTAATTGAATTGCACCATGATTGCAGCTAATTGCTCGCCAGTTCCTGCAAAGATTGTTCGAGGATTGACTGTAATACGTTTCTCTCGTCTGTCTCGCGGATTTTCATAGAAGTTAAATACTACTTGTCCATCTATCTGAACGCGGTTCAGTGCGGTTTTTAACTTACCTGCGTTTGCATATTCCAATAGAATCGCAAGTTTCTCTAATCCCATTGGGCGTAGGCGATCCAGGTCCGTTTCGTCTGGATTGAAGCAGATCGTATTTGTTTCGAAATTTAAAAAAGGCATAACTGAGTAGACTAGCGCAAGCTGTCCAACCGTTTTGCCGTTTGTTTTCTCATATAAGTCACGTATCGTTTTCTTGAACAAGCGCGTGTGTTGCATATCTGATACTGCGTGGCTGATTGTCTTTACATTTCCTCGATAAAACACCGTTGGATTCATAAAGATACAATCATCTCGTTCTGTTAAAATCCCCGCCTCTACGTAGCGTTTGAATAGTTCGCGTGAGCGTTTTGTACTTAATCCCATCAACTTTTCGAAGCCTTCGCGGTCAATCACTCGACCATTATCGTATTGCAGGCGCCCTGTGTTCCATGCGATGTAAGTACCGAGGTACATTAGTCGTGCAATATCGGAATTGTTGAGTGTTGGGAATCGTTCGCTTATCATGCGCGACTGTTTAAAGAAGGTGAATACGAAGCCTCCGTTTTCTTTTTCGTGATCTCCGAGTATTTGCTTCGATTCAATTACTTTGGATTGCGCTTCTGTTCGCACTGGCGTTAACTCGGCAACATAACGACCTTCCAACGATTCGTGCGTTTCTCTGTCGTAAGGTACGCCGTCAACTACTGTAAAGTTTGCCTTCTGCGCGATTGCCTTGCGTCGTGTATTTTGGTGTAGCTGTGTGAATTCTTTTCCTGTAATTGTCGTTGTCATAGTCATCATCTTCCTTTTCATCTGTTATTTTTGTAATGCGTCGGCAAGCGATTGAATTTCTTCGGTGGCTGCCATAACCTTGCGACTTGCTTCGAGCAATGCGGAGCTGGCTCTGTTTGCTACTGCGTCAGAAAGGCGACGTTCTTCACGTTCTATTGCGCCTAGTGTTGACGACGATATTCCGAGTTTTCTCGATAATTCTCCTTGCGTAATTCCTAGTGCCTCACGGTACTGCTTGATTTGATGCGCGTTTAATTTCACGGTAAGACGCTCCTTTCTGACTTCGTAGTATTTTTAACACCACAATAAAGCCAATTAAAAAAGACGCCCGCAAATGGACGCCTAGATTTTATCAATTTACTTCCTCATTATATAGACCAACTGTCACCCGAAAATATCACTTCGGACTGATACATAACGCCTTTCCTCACCTATATAGCCAACTAAACGCATATTTTGGTAGTAGTCTTAAGAAATTTCATTAAATAGCTTGAATTATTATCTTCTTCCCTAATAATTATTAATACGTCAGTTTGTGACTCTTTTTTTGATACGTGAGAGCATTTTTCTTATACTTTCTGGACTTCTCTCTAATTTTTCTGCTAAATAATCACGTTTTATAAGTGCTGCACCGTTTGCACGACAACTGTAATTTGTTAAGTCTTGTACTTTTCTATCTGCAAGCACAATATCGTGTGCCTGTTGGATAAATTCGACTTGTTGCTTTGATAATTCATCTAAATGTCTTTCTTTTATTCCTGGTAGAATGGCTCCGTAAAGATTAGCGGGAAAATGTTTCTTAACGAACAGCTTAACTGTTTTATCTTGACCGTTTACTCGATAGATGCGCTTCATGCCTTTGCGTTCAAGTTCTAACTCACCAAATTTAGTGGAAAATGCCGAATTCACATAACGCACAATTTCTCTCTCTGATTTCGTTGTATCAACATAGCCTAAAGCACGCTCTAACGCTTGTACGATGTTTTTATCTACTTGCTCCGTAGCTACAACTGCAGCACTCTCTTGTGCTGAGACTTTATCGCGGAAGTTATGATAACCTCGGTAAAATCCCGTGAAATGATGGTCATAAACATTTTCGAGGATTTCATCACGTTTGGAGTCGATTTTTTCGAATAGAGCCATAGTTAGTCGATAATATTCAAGTTCCTCGTTATGTTTAATTACTTCCGCACCGAAGTCGATCCCATACTCGTACTTCAAAGCGGTTATATAATAGCAAAAATCCTCATATTCTGCTCCTCTCGGAACTCCGTTATATTCCTGTAACGCAAAGTCACGTAACACTCTAATGCGATATGAAATGTAATATTCATGGCGTGGTAGGTCGATTCGCACTTTCAATGAATCGCCTTCTATTTGATGCTGGCGTGTTGGATCGTTCATAAAATCAAAGGTAGTTCCGTACAAAATTTCATCAATTACTAATCTATCACCATTGTTTTGGTAGTTTCTAATTCGTTCTCTGAAATCGTTCGTCATAGTCATCGTCCTTTTCTTTTTGAAATTACATGCCCTTTACGTCCCGAATATCCGGAATTACCATCCCTTTACGTCCACCTTGAATTTTAATAAAACACACAATATATAGTTACAAACGC